GGAGTACGGATCGCCCGCAGTCGCTCAGGACTGCCCCTTATTCTACCGGCCCGCCTCCGGGCTCTCATCACGTCGAGCCGACGTCTTGGGAGTTCCAAAGGGTGGGTTGCATTGCGTGTAGCGCTAACCATTCTCTCGGTATACCGAGTGATTGGCTGTCCTCCGAACTTGAAGATCGAGACTATCACGTCTCCTTTCGATGGTTCGTCGGACACACTTCCCGAGTGGGAGGTGCGCCAGTCGATAGCTCGGTTGGGCGTTACATTAAGGGGTCTCCGATCAGCACTCCCGAACCTCTTCTCAGAGGCTGCGGGACCTAATTACCCTCGTGCAACATGGTCAAGTGGTCTCGACGCGCTAGCCTATTGGTGTGCACCATTGCAATGGTGGCACCTTTCGGTAATAGCGATCCGAACCCGTTCTTGGCGTGTTTACACTTGGTTGTTAGGAATAATGCTTCTCAGTGCACCTGTGATACCGCTGCTAGCAATCCTAGGATGCATGCCGTACAAACTTGGTCGGTTGACGAAGTTGTATGAGGCAGCCGGAAAGGTTAGAGTAGTGGCAATAACTGACTGGTGGACACAATGTATATTGCGTCCGCTTCATCAGGCTATCTTTGACAACTTAAAATCGTTAAGGATGGATGCTACCTTTGATCAGACCGGAGGCCTTAAACGCCTTCTCGAGATCTCCAAGGGCAGACCCATGTATTCCTTTGATCTTTCAGCTGCTACGGACAGACTGCCGGTGGCTACTCAGGAACAAATCCTTTCAACCCTAGGGTTGTCATGGGCAGCTTCCTGGCGGGCGCTTCTAACGAAGCGTCCGTGGTACCTAGGGCGTAAACCAATTATGTATGCCGTCGGGCAACCGATGGGCGCATACTCTTCTTGGGCTATGCTTGCGCTAACACACCATGTGATAGTGCAGGTAGCAGCTTCGCGTGTTGGATGGAGCGTAGTCTTCCCATACTACTGTGTTCTCGGTGACGACGTCGTCATCGCCGATAGCGCTGTAGCGGAGGCCTACCGAAGTCTAATGACGGCTTTGGGTGTCCCTATCAACATGAGCAAGTCGCTCGTGTCTGAGAAAGGTTGCCTGGAGTTCGCGAAACGATGGGTCCATCCTGATCGGGGAGAATTCTCCCCAATCGGGCCGGGCCTTATTTTAGTAGTGATAAGAAACTTGCGCTTCATACCTCTACTGGTCAACGAACTAGTTGCTAAGAGCTTTGGCTTTCTTCCGATGCAAATGAAGGATGTCATTTCCCTTCTCAGAGTTCTCCGTCGAAAGACGAAGATCAATGAGCAGGTAGTGACTTTACTAGCGATGGGACCCTCAGGAGGGCTCTGGGGTAGTGGCCAGTTAGCGGATCGCTCCGCAGCTTGGATCGCTGCCTACCACAGAAGCATTGCTCCTGACCTGCTGAATCTATA